AAATTTTCCACTTTATCCAGTATTGGTTTGTTAGATATAGCCCTGAATTTAGATCCGTCATTGTAAGTTAAATTATTATTCGCAATGCACTCATAATAATATTTCAAAGCCTTGTCATAGTAAAATTTCCCTGTGACTTTCGCTCCTGTGTCCTGAATATTTCCACCGAACTCTAAGCCAATTATTTCTGCCAGTCTTTTTCCTTCCAGCACTGTATCTGATTCTGTTCCAAATTCTGTAATATTGATTATTACAAATTGATTTCCGTTGTATGTTAGTTCATAAGTTTTATTTTGTTTCAAATCTCCAGCATTCAAATTTAAAAGTGTTCCGTTAAATTCTTTTAAAATAGTGTAGTCAACACTGTTCAGCCTTAATTTAGGATTTATATTTTTATTATCACTATCAACAGTAAGTCTTATTTTTAAATCATTTTTTAAACCAAATTCATTCAATCCATCTAAATCACAACTATAATAATCTATTCCTAAACTTGTTGTCTTTACCGCATGTAATGTATGTACATTTCCTAATTGCATGCCGTCATATATAACCTCTGTTTCAGGAGTTCCAGCCTCATTAATATTTCCATAAGCTGGAGTTATGTTTTTTATTTTTGCGTCTCCCCTATTAGTTTCTTCTACCCTGTAATGTGTTGGGAACTCTACTTTTTGAGCCTTAAATTTTGTAAGTTTAGCCATTTTACCTCCTTTATAATTTAATGCTTAAAGCATTTTCTTCGCCTAAATCTTGTTCTTTTAATTTGTTTCTTCCAAATCTACCGTATTTTTCATAAGTAAATTCACAAATTGGAGTTCTTTTAACTTCATTTTTTATTTTCATAGATCCAAAACTACTATTGCCAAAACGCATTCCAACTTCATATGCATCAAGACACTTGTAAGTATTTACTTTAACTCCGCCACCTATGATATTATTTAACTCTAATTCATCAATCAAGGAAAAGTCATAGTTTTTATCTCCTATAAAACGCACATCATATAACGCTGGCTCATCACCTGTATTTAGTTCTATATTTGGTACTATGCCCGTAAACATCTGTCCTATATTTGAAATTGCGTCTATATTTGGAACTAAGTTAGATTTAAGCATTGCTAATTTAATTCTGTTCCTATATCTGTTGTCAGTTTGATTTTTTCTTTCAACATTAAATTTTATACCTAAATAGTCCAAAAATTCTTCATTTGCGTAATCTATTAAATGCTGTTTTTCTAGCAAATTATAGATATTATCAATTTCATCAAATAATTTTGCTATGGCTTTATAAAATGCCTGTACATTTTCATTTTTTTTTAGCCACCAAGGGCATTTTCCCAGCATATATTTATAATTACTGTTCATATTCTGCCACCTCGTTAAATGCCAGCTTTAAAACTTTTTCATATTGTTCTCCTGCTGTTTCAGAAAATTTAAAAGAAATATCAATATTAAGTAGTCTATCAGCTGGATAGACAAGTCTTATGTATTCGCTTTCACATTTATAAGACGTAATATATTCACCTACTTTTACATTTTTAATATATTCTTTTACTATCCCAAGTAAATTATCTTCTAAAATATTTTCGCCTTGTGCAACAGTAAAACTTATCTTTACTTTTACTCCTTTTTTCTTTGGTCTATAAAAACAAATTTTTCTTTCGTTTCCTTGATTATCTTTTATTGTTTTACATGTGTCTCCAATTGTTTTTATTGCCTGATCCTTTTTCTTCCATATAGCTAATGCAATATCTTCATCACGACCACCATCGACTATTGCAACAATTGATTTCCCCTCTAAACCTTTTGAGTTCATTGTCATTTCATAGTTTTCATCAACCATAGCACTTTTAACACCATCAAGTTTTAACAATTCAGATTGTATCCCATCTATATTCCACACACTGTCGTTTCTGCTCAGGAACCAACGTTCAATATAAGCATTATCTGTCTCCTGTTCCTGCCCGCCTTGTGCTGTTTCATTTTGTTTAAAATCATAGACACCATTAACAACCTTTACAAGCTTTATTATTGCTCCAGTTTCTTTATTCCCTTGTTCTCCTGCTACATCGCACTCAAATCTGAAAGTCGTTTTATTATTTAGCAAGCCATTTTCAGCTAGTACATAACGTGTTCCGTCGTTAGCCTCGACTATTACATCACCTTTTTCAAGTACTATATTTAGTCCTCCTATTAGTTCTATATTTACAGTAGCTTTTGACTGCTGTTTTCTTTTGAAGAAAAAAGGACTATTTGCCAAATGCTCGTCTATTTCTATTCCTTCACAATTAAGTAAATTCATTTTATCTATTTGAGCCTGTTGCCTTTCCATTTTCTCACGCACCAACCGAGCAACAGGATACATCAACATAAACCACGCTGAACGTTTATCATTATCAAAGTCATCTTTAAGTAGATTTTTTAGTTCATCATTTAAAATATTAATGTTTTCCTGTACCGAATTAACTTTTACTCTTGCCAACCAATTCCAACTCCTTTCATTATATATTTTTTGCCATCCTTAAACTGTAAGCCAATATTCACGCTTAATTTCCTTTTTACAAAATCATATCCAATTATGTAACATTTTGATAAATAATCTTTAAAATTCTGAAATATTTTATTTCTTACATGCTCCATTGTTTCATCAACGTTTCCATGTGTTCCAAAAAGTTTTTCAAAATTTAGTCCATACTTCACATCGTACTCAAGTTCTCCCTCACGGATATGTAACATAAGCACGATTTGCTGTATTATTTCAAAGTGCTTTTCTTCTGTTTTAAAAAAATCAACATCGCCTTTATTTATATATATTTCTCCATTACTATTATTCAATTTCAAATCCATAAATTACTCCTTTAAGGATGTATATAATCAATACTTCCTTTACTTATTCCACTTTCTACATCTAAGCTTTTAGCTTTTATTTTACCGCTTTCAATACTCCCGACTTGAAGTTTTCCTGTAATTTTAACATCTCCATTGACTGTAAAATTTCCGTTCAGAACAACATCGCCATCTATCTCTATACTCCCAGGAAAATTTTCAGTATTAATGTCTGTCGAAATTAATAACGGAAGTGCTATCGCATTGCTTAGATTATGCCTCTTATTAGTGTTCATTACTGCTGTTTCTTTTGAAATATATCCGCTTATATCCCTGGAACAGATTAAAACTGGAACAATATCCCCAGCTTTAAATTTAATTTTCATTTTGAGCTGCCTATTCCCAAATTGGCACATTGGAACGTGAAGAATAGGTGGGAGCATTACGCTTTTATATTCTGCCTGTGGCTCTACATCGACAAAACCACTCTCAACTTTAATAATTTTAGCAATAATACAAGTGTCAATTTTTCCTATCATTGCCCGCATTATTTCTTCCATTATTTTTTATTTCCTTTCGTTGCTTTTTTACTTTTTTTAGAATTTTGTTTTTTATTTTTGCTTTTACCTTTTTCCTGGCTTTCATTTTTGCCTGTTGTTGCATTTTTTTCGTTATTAACTACTAAAAGCTTAAGTGTCATGACAAAATCGCTTATATCCGAAATTTCGGCTATTCTCGCCTCTGTGCTAATATCATTTGATACTAATTCAATTAAATCACCTTTTTTTAAGGAATAAATAAGCAGACATTTAATTTCATAGTCATATTTAAGTTCTTCTTTTTTGTCTTTCGCTTTATTTTCTTCCCCTTTGCCCTTTTCTGATGTTTTTTTGCTTTTCTTACTTATTTTTTCCTCTTTTTTAGGCTTATAACTTATTTCTTCAATATTTTGTGGCTTTGGTTCTTCTAACAATCCACTTTGATAACTTATTTTTATTTTATTTTTATCAGACATTTCATTGTGATAAATGTAGATAAAATCATTTTTAACCGTCATTTTGCTGTCGCAATCTCTAACTATCTGCGAAATTTCATACAGCCCACTTCCCAAAATGCTTTCGCCAATTGAATAGACAACATCGTTTTTAAGTTCCAGTTGTTTAACAGTAAAACCTATATTTTTAGCCAAGTCTTCTATTATATAACTTGCTGTTGTTCCAGGCTTATAAGCAACACTTACAAGTTTTTTAAAGTTAGCTGGCACTTCTCTGCACTTAAGTTTTAAAGTACCTTTTTCAACTTCCTTTCTGCTTATTATTCCGCTTGCTATATCTCCAATATCTGCTCCATATCCAGCAACAAGTTTAACAGGATCCTTTAATTTTATTTTTGCTATTGTTGTCGCCGTTAGTCCTTTAATTTCTAAATCAAATTCATTCGGCTCATCATTTACACTTTTATAGCTCCACTTTATTTCAACTCCATTTATTATATTTACATCATTAATATTGTAATCTTTGGGATATATAAAATTAAGTGTTGTCTCTGCTGTTTCAATTTTAACTTCTGTTCTTTCCAGGAATAATTTATTATTCATCTATTTTTCCTCATTTTCTATATCAAAATATTCTAAAAATACAGTGCTACAAAAACTTTCAAGTGTTATAGATTCTGCTTTATTCGACTTACTCAACGGAACGATATAACAATTCAAAAAATCACTATTTACATTATTATTATCATCTTTTAACAAAAACCAGCCAATCGGTCTGCCGTATATCAGTTTTTCATTTTCTAAAATTATTTTTCCATCTTCATTCATAACATCAACATATATTCTGTTGTTGTGCTTAAAATGTTTTATACGCAACAAATAAATTTCCTCTTTGCTTTTAAGTGAAAAAATATAAGGTATTTTACTCTTATCTATTTCTAATCTCATTTAATACCCCCAAGTCGAAATTCTTTAATCTGTCCGCTTTATTCAAGTAATCTTTGCCTTTTTCTAAAAATCCTTTATACTGTGCAATTCCACTTTCTTTCGTTCCAGCAATCCCTGTTTTCTGTTCTTTGCTTAAAATAGTTTTTTCAGATTCAAGTATTTGACCCTGTCGCATGGAATAAGCAAATTCCAGGACTTCAAAATCAATACTAAATTCAATTGACAGACCATCGTGTTTTGCTCTTGATATTTTTGTTATGATCATGTCTTCTATTGTTTCGTTTGTTGATATTGTACATAATCTTTTGTTCTGCCACAGTTCCACAAGTTCGTTATAAACAAGTTCAGGATTATTCGTCTTATAATTTGTCAATATTACTTTTAAGCCATATTTTCTGTTTTCATTCATAACGTTACTGCTTATCAGAGTGCTATCCCTGTCTTCAAGCAAATGTGTCTTTACACTGCTACTTCTGTCATCTCCTGTAACTTCTACCCATTCCAATTCAATATCATTTATTTTGCAACGTTCTTCGCCACTTTCAAACAAACTAAAGCCGTATCGACTACTAAAAAAGGCGTTAACTTCATCTTGATAAGCAAGTGAAATGCCGTACAAGTTAGTGCTAAAACTTGATACAGCACTTCCTAATTTTTTTAATCCATCTAACATTGTTTACGCCTCCCCCATATTTATGAATTTCTCCTCAAAAAATCTTTCAATAGTTTTAAGTATTTTATTCTCATCTACTTTTCCACCATTATTCTCAACTACAATGCTAGGTGCAAAAACATATTTATTATTGTTTGTTTTCTTATTTGTTGTGTTGCTTGTTTTTGTTGTGTTTGTAGTTTTTGAGTTATTATTTTCTCCGCCAAATTGTCTAAATGCTCTCTCTGTTGCCTCTGCTGTAGATATTTCTGTTCCCTGTGGCAGATTTAACAACATCTCACTTTGTGCGAGGAAAGGCTTTCCACCAGGAACTTTTATCATTTCAGCTCCCTTTTCTGCTACAGTAGTAAGCCCACCTCTCCAAGATTTAGCACCTATATAACTTTTAGCAACTTTATTTCCGCCACCTAGAGCGTTAGCTACACCTTTTACCCAGTTACCTGGATTTAATGCTCCTGCTATTTTTCCACCTATTTCTTTAGCTTTTCCAACAAGCCCATCAAAAAATCCTTTCATCGAATCAATAGCACTTTTAACAGCATTTTTTGCTCCCTCAAATGCACTTGCAAAAAAAGATTGAACGCTTTGAACGGCACTCTGTACAGCTCCACCTATTGTCATAATAATTCCTTTTATTACTCCTATTGCTCCACTTACAATTCCAACAATAAAGCTCCATACGGCTGATATAACCGCTTGTATAGCATTCATAACGAAATTTACAACTGTACCCCAGTTGTTAATTAATGTTATTACAAGCATAATACCAGCTATTACCCAAGTTACAGGGCTTGTCAGAGCCATCAATGCAACTCCAATTCCAACAATAACAGCCACTATTTTAGTAATAGCCACTATTATAGGCATTAACCACGGCATAGCTTTTGCAAGTTGATTTATTATAAAACCTATCACTGTTCCGATTGGTGCTAATACAGGAGCTATAAAATTGAATAAGCTTATTATTCCGTTTATTACTGCCGTTATTGCATTTTGAACAGCACTTAAATCAATATTACCAAACATAGCTTTAAAAGACTGCTGTACGCTGTCGATATATGACTTAATTCCGTCTATATTTATTCCCGAAAGGATTTGACTAAAAAAGTTTTTTATTTTTCCACCGCTAGCAATTAATCCATCTGCGGCTTGTCCTAATACTTCGAATACTTTTTTAGCAATCCCCTCAACAAGCGGAATGGATGCAACAAGATAAGGGGCAAATTTTCCTTTAATATTTATCGCCGCTTCTCCTATTCTTTCTTTCATGTCTCCCCAGGCGTTTTGTGCATTCTGTATTTTTCCAAGAGGAGTTTTAGCAAGTTCCTCATTAACATTACCAACATTTTTCGACAATATTTCCTGTAATTTAGCTGCTCTTTGCGTCTGATTAAGAGTTTTAAATTGTTTCATTTCTGCATCTGTCAAGGCTATTCCAACTTTTCGGAGAGGAGCTAGCATTCCAGTTGACATTGCTTTTCCAATCATGTTTGATACACCGAAAAAGTCCTCGGCTGTTCCGTTAAGACCTTTTTGGTTAGCTACAATGTCGGCAATTTTTGGCATAAGCATATTAATTTCTTTGTTAGTCAGTTGGAACGTTGACAACTGTGCCTGCGCTCCTACAATCATTTCATCACCAAACACTCCAATTCCTTGAATTCTACTTGCCTCCGCCTGGAACTCATTAAATACTTTATCCATTGTTCCCTTATCATTTTTATAAGCCTGAACTATTTGTATGTTTGATTTTAACTTAGTTGCATTTGTCATGTCCGCTTTATAATCTTCAATTGAACTATTAACAAAGCCAATTGCCGCACTTATACTGAAAATTGCAGCAGCAGCTCCAGCCAGTTTTGCTATATTACTTTTTAAAAAACCAAATTTTTCTCCTACTTTTTTAGCACTATCTCCAAGTTTTTTTATTCCATTTCTTAAACTGTTAACAGTTCTAACTGGAAAGCTGTTACTGACTACTGTTTTTATTTTATTGAAACCATTTGTTACTTTTGAAACACTGCCTTTCACTTTGATTAAAGCATTATTCAATTTTCCGACTGGTCCCGCTTTTATTTTAGTAGTCATTTGATTTAATTTTTGTCCTGCTTTAACTGCTCCTTGTGCTACCTTTTGTAATTTTGAATTAATTTTCTTAATTGCATTATCCACAACTTTAATTCCGATTGTTATTTCCAGTTTATTCCCTTTTGCCATTGTCTCCCTCCTTTTCTCCAAAGTCTTTTATTGCCTGTAACCATTGAAAAAATGTTATATTATCAATTTCTAGAACAATCCCGGGATTTTTTATTTCATTTTTCACTATAAATTCCCATTTTTTATTAATGATAGGGTCTTCATAAAGTAATTCAGCTATTCTAGTATCATCTTCAATCTTCTCTTCGTATTCTCTTGCTGCTTTCCCATGATTTCAACAACCAGGCTTATTACTTCACCCAAAGCCTCCAGGTCATAATCGAAAAAATCAACTTTACGGGCTTCAAATGGCTTGTTAATAACTTTTGGTAACACTACCCTAGCAAAGGCATAAACATCATTATCAGCTACATATTTAACCAGCGATTGATTATAGAGTTGTTGATTTTTCATCCTTGTTATTTCAAAAACTACTTCTTTTGTATTACCCTCTTCATCTATATAAATATCCTGGGGAGGGGTAACGTATACCCCTTTACTATTCATTTTTACAATATTTTCAGTTTCTTTATTTTCCAGTTTACTTTCCATATTTTCCATTTTTTATTTCCTCCTAAACATTTTCAGTATATTTTGCACATTGCACAGTAAATTCAACATCTATATCTTTAGTATTGTTCTTACGCTCTGCACCTTTCTGTATTGATACTCCTTGTCCAATACCTGATATCTTGTTGTCTCCTGAATCATCTATATAAGTAAGCGTACCAAGGTTTCCGCCATTATTTCTTTCACATCTAGTTAAAAAAATATCGTCATCACTTCCCTTTGTTGTGACAATCTTTATTTCTCTTTTTGTGACCCTTGTCTTTATAGTGCTTACATTTCCTTTAATATCAGGGTCTGTCATTGTGTGACTGTCTTCTGTAGCTGACACTGTTATTTCTCTTGCCTCTTTAATTAAGTGTGTCCCTACACCATTTAACGTTATCGTAAGGTCAACCTTACTCAAATCTTTTGATTTATCTAAAAAACCCATTATTTACCTCCTATTTCTGTAACGGCTCATCATGCCATACAAGTTCAATATCTATTTCTTCAACCTCTGTTGTAATTGTAAAATCAATTTTTACATTTCTTAAATTTCTCTTGATATAGTCATCAACAGTCAATCCTGTTTGCGGCGAAGTATCCTCTATACTAGGAACAGTAACTTTAAATAAATAATCTTTGTTATTGTCCTTTGCAACTGCTCCCTGTTTTCCCATTTCGACCATTACTCTAATTAGGACATCTTCAACAGTTGGTATACCCTCTCCGTCCATTGTTGTATTTTTTTGCATAATAAGTAATCTTGTTAAATTCACATCAATAGTATGGACAATAGCATCAATTTTAATTGTTTGGTCCGCATGCGTTATTCCGTCTGCACACCAAGACGCATTTGTTACAGCATTAAATCCGACTCTGCTTTCTGTGTAGTTTATAAAGTTTTCTTCAAGTTTTGACTGCTTAGTGCTATCGTTACAGCTAGGCTCTACACCTAAAATTCTTCTATCAGACCAACGTCCATTTATTCCTTGAACAAACGTCCATGCTGGCAGTCCGAATACATCAAGATTATCTTTTCCCTCTGTTCCGAACAGATAATATATCCTTTTACTTTCTTTTAGATTTGTTGGTGTTTTGTCGCCGTCTGTATTTATAACAACAGCAAATTTCCCTAATCTTGTCAGATATTTAGATAATGCAGCAATAAATGTCTTGTCATAGAACGTGACAACTATTCCGTAAAATTCTCCGTCAGGCAATCCGTTTAAAAAAGCTTCATTAGGTGTTGTTTTCCCTGCACAATACCATTCTGTCGGCTGTAGTCTGTTCCCATCAAAATCTTCCTGGGATAAAAAAGTATTAATCCCTTTGTACATAAGGGAAGTGTTACCATAATCCGTTTCTACCTCTTTCAGAGTTGTATATTTTTTATAATCTTTGTCGGCGTCTTTTGTGATAAATAATATTTTACTAAAATCGCCCAATAATAGTGGTTTTTTTGGTCTTGTAACCACTACCCTAATTTTTCTTCTAGCCATTCTTTACCTCCGTTTTAACATCAATATCTTTAATTAATTGTCTTGTTCTTTCGCTTAATTCTCTCCAGTTCATCTGCAAATCAAACCCAAATCTATAAATGTACTGGCTCCCCTCTAAAAATGTTCTGTCGGTTATTTCTATATTGTCACTTGTTAATCCAAAGCCATTTCGTACAAAATCGTGCCTATTTTTAAAGAGAATTGTATCAGTCATAGCTTGAGCCATCTCCTCCGCTCTCTTTTGCGTACTGGCGTAGAAATCAAGCTGAAAATAAGCCTCTACTAATCTAGCTGTCTGTTCTTTTATATAATTGTCTGTTTTTTCTACTATCCTGTATCCACTGTAAGCGTTTTTGGTTAAGCTTATAGTATGCAACACAGCACATTCGGTCGGTCTTTTTGCTACAAAATCATCTCTTATTACCTGGAAATCAACAAATTTTGCCATTAGTAGCCTTAACTTTTCATTTTTATTCATCTTTCAGCCTTTCTATGTAATAAATCCTTAATTCATCATGTTTCATATATTCACGCCCTGTTTTTACAATGTAGCTTTTACCGTCAAATTCTACTGTTGATTTTAATTCAATGTCCCTGTAACAATATATTTTCTTAATATCCAAAGTAATATTTATTCCCTGTTCCGATAAGAAGTTAACATCATGCCGTCCCAGGTTAAAAACCGCTCCATTAAATTCTTCTGCAACTATTTTTTCGACCGGTTCGCTATTTTCCCAAACACTATCTTTTTTTATGATCCTACAAGGATAAAAAAAACGGCTAGGGATAAATGTCTTGTGTGCCATTTTACACCCCCACAATTTCGTAACTTATTGAATTATATAAAGAGTGGGTATCCATTAACGGCTTACTGCTGTTCTTTTTCTTTATTGTATAAGGATGATTAGGTTTAAATCCATATGTTCTGATTTTATCCTTTATTCTTTTTACAACAAAATTTCCAATATTTTCGTAGTACTGCAACCCTGTAATTTCTCCATTAACGACTTTATTAATTTCCTCACTCATAAAATCCATTATTTCCTTTTGTGCCTTAGAAGTGGCAACAGACAACCTGAAAAAAGGTCTAGGCGGTATGTGTCTATTTCCTTTTTTGCTTATAGTTCCGTATTCATTATAAATAGCATATTCCTGTATTAGAGCAATTTCATTTTTCATTTCTCCAGCTCCATTTTTGCCTAGAACTCCAACTTTGACAGCATGACTTTTAATATAATCCAATTCTTTTTGCAGCTCTTCAATTCCTTCTAGTTGCATATTTAGACTAACTGACATATATTAACCTCGCTATACTGTTTAATTTTTCTTTTTTACTTGACACTAAATCTCTCATTGTGTAAGAAATGTCATCAATTTTATAGCTTGTATAACGGCTTTCTTCACTCATGTTTGTTATAATGTCATCCAGCAATCCTATAATTTCAAGCTTAAGCCAGCTAGGTAGTTGCCTATAACCTTTCACATAAGTAATTGTTATTTCTTCATCATAGTTACAGCAAGGACATTCTTTCCATTTAGGAAATTCAATGTAATTTCTGCCCTCTCTAAAATGTTTCTGTTTATTAATCCCTTTAACTTCAACAACTGGTCTACAATTCAAATAAATTATTTTATTAAATTTATATACTTCTGTTATTTCTTCCTCGTCAAGCTTATATCCCAGCATGTTTTCTATTTGCTCCACTGTTGCCTGTAATAAAGCTTCAACCCTGGCGACTTCATCGTCTGCCAGGGATTTACCAGTGAGTAGTTTATAGTCTTCTATTGTGATTAACATTCAAATCACCTCTATTTTACTTTTAGCACAGAGAACGCCTTAGGTCTTATTACTCCTCCACCTATTCTAATTCTTGTATAGTACTCTGTTGTTCTTTCGTTCACGTTTCTGTGTAGTTCCTGCTCAAACCCTTTTTTCAAGTAATAAGCATAACCTTTTTTAAAGTCGCAGAATACAGCCGGATATTTCCCAGTGTCTATATCTTCAAGGAACTCTTCAACATATACTGGATATCCGTTAAATTTCATCGTTGCTCCCTCTATAATGTTCGCCCACAAAAATCTTCCATCAGCGTCTTTCCACAACTTCATTT